TGTGTCGCCCGAGATGTTAAACACAGTTACATCTTCTAGCAGAGGACTAATCTTGCGGAATTTTTCGATTAGTGGAGCATGGATTGGTTCTGGAACAACGAAACCACCATTAGCATCAGTTCCGGCGATCAGTGTGGCACGATCTTCAGCACCGGTTTTGATGAATGAACGGAATGCGGTTGCTTGCTTGTCTGCCTCGGCAGTTTCACCAAGACGACGGCCATCCTGGGCAATTGCCCTGGCTTCCTCGATCTCGGCATCTCTTGCCTCAACACGTAAGCGGTCAAGCTCTTCAAGCTTGCCAGTGATTTTCATTAGCTTGTCGCGGTCTTCCTGGACAAGTTGATCGCCCTTAGCAGCAAGATCGGCACCAATCTGGCGCAACTCCTCTGCCTGGCGGTCGATAGCACGATAGTCCATGCTAGTTTCCTTTCGGTTTGTTAGGGATGAACCCGAAACCTGGAACGAATGTCTGGGTTCGGGATTGGGTTTTTCCGGTCGCGCCGACCGATGACCGATCATTCTCTGCTGATGAGCCACCAGCCAGAATGTCGGAGCCTGTTCCGGCGTTGGCTATGATTTCAGCCTCCACCAAAGTCGTTGTGAGTGTTTCCTCTTCAAATGGTTCGATACCCTCAGCCTCAACTTGATCTTCATCAAAGTTTGGATCAACTGATTTGATGACCGAGCCGATCGCATCGATAGCAGTTTCGATCTGGCCGACAGCAGATTTGAGAACCTGCTCATTAGCATCAGATAGAACACGACCTGCCCGAGTTTCCAATTTAGCGGCATTAGCCAAAGTTTGAGCCTGTGATCTAGCCTCGGCAGTTGTTTCCGGGTAGGCAGGCATCGAGGTGACGGTTAGTTCGGAGATGCGAGCTTTGATGATTTCCCGACAGACGAAACCATCCTGGACGAACCAGCGGTCATCATCAACGAGCATCCTGTAAGAACATCCCCTGATGTCGCCTCGGTCCATAGACACCCGAAGATCTTTTGCCCAAGATGTTTCCGGAGGGAATGCTGTGAATACGACACCCCTCTCATCCTGTGTGGCGATCATAGTTCCGGCCGAAACCCGACCAAGGACTTTATCGGTAGCGTGATCAAAGAGAGCAACCAGATCAGGATCTAATTCGACAGAGCCAGGGAGCATTCTCTCGCGGAAACCACCAAGATCAACCGACCAGCTGTTAAATAAGATGGCGCGACCATTGATGCGAGATTTACCTCCCTCGGTGACGAACCGAAGTTCGCCCGAAGAATTGGCGCGGATCTCTGTGGTCATTTGAGTGGTTCCTTCCATGGTTCTATGTTTGTCTAGGTGTCACATTACTGATCAGCTTGATCAAGTTTTTCGGTTTCCCTGTAAGCCCAATCGCGGGCAGAGATAGCACCCTCCCGATCAGGGCCACCACCCCAGAGGAGCATGGCTACCAAGCCGGGACCAGGATAGTCCGGATCATTAGGATTAGAGTTTTTGGGAGCATCCAGATCAACCAAGTGGCGATCTATCCATGGCCCGATCTTGCGGATTTTATTTTCCGAAACTCGACCGGCAGCAAGTTCTTTGGCATCCCGAATGGTAGCCGGGACTAAACCATCTCCACCCTTGCCCTCTTCATAGTAAGCCAAGCCCCTTTTGGCATTGTTTTGGACATAGTTTGGAACGTTGATGTCCCCAATTGCCCGATCTTCCAAAGCCTGGGAAACGATTGCCGATGGATCAATCTCCAAGCCGGAGAGAGTTAGAGCTCTGATGATCGGAGGGAGGACTTGTTCCATAGCCCAAGTTTTTGTTGTTTCGATGTCCCGACCCCTTTGTTGATCTTGATCAGCCCTTAGCCGGATGCGATTGATGGCATCCTCGATGATTGGAGCTAGGGCATCCCGAGAATTAGTTGAGGGAGTTTCAGGAAGAATTTGAGCAGGAGATTGGTTATCGGTTGAGGGAGTAATAGCCGAGGCAGCAATCATGTTGAGAGGGACTAAGTATTCATCCCCTCCCTCATAAGGATCAAGATCTTCGAATGCCCTGGCCTCATTTCGGTTGATCACGCCAGCATTGATGAGAGTGTTATAGCCAGCGGTCCTTGTGGCATAGTCCCCTCTTAGGATCGCATCCACGTTAAACCGGACATAAAGCTCTTCCTCGCCAGTGGTAAAGAGTTTCCGGGTTGTTCTCTCGTAATCAACCGCGATCGGTGTGATTGTGTGTTGGGCGAACCAAAGTCCAGCCTGTTCGGAGTTTGTATAAGTTCCATGGGTCCAATCTTGGACAAGTGGAAGAGGCACTCGATAGATGCGACAGATTTGTTCGAGATACCATCTCATCTGGCCAGTGAGATCAGCATCTTTGAGGGACATCTGGTTTTGTTTGACTTTGATGCCCCGATCAAAGATGCGAGTTTTTCCAGCCCCGATGACCCCTTGGGTTGTTGCTAGTGATGCGGCAATAGCTTTGATGTCGTCACCGGTGAGAACGCTGTCGGTTTCCAGGTAAGTTGGGAAGTGTGTCCCATTGTTGAGGAAACGGCCAAAGAATTGTTCGGTTGCTATTGATAGCCCGATTGTGTCCTTGATGAGATCAATTGGTGAGCTAGCCTCCAAAGGATTTTTGAGGAATGGGCCACGATGATGGATGAGATCTTTTGTTGAGTAAGTTCCGGCGGGAGTTATTTCATCGCCCTGGTAACGATAGGCGATTTTCCCGTTTGTTGTTCTGATCTCTGGGTTTGAGCCGAAGAGTGGCCAGAGTTCGAATGGCCGGCCGTTGCGATAGATAACTCTCCAATAAGCGTTTCCAGTGATGTCCTTGCGAATTGATGTCCATCTTTGGAGTTCGCCTCCGGTCATAAGATCATTTGGGCGATCGAATAAGAGCTTGGCAACCGGATGATCAGTTATGGCCAGGCGTTTGCGATCTTGCTTTTGGAATACGCCACCGGGAAGAGTGGAGAATGTTTCGGCCCGAACCTCAATACAAGAGGCGACAGCAACCGAGGCCAGAGCTGTTTCAGGAGTGACCCTAACACCAGAGGCGGAAACAGTGCCACCATAGAAGAACGCATTGGCAAGAGCATCCAGGGCATCACGCTTTTCACCACGACCGCGGAGAGCAGTAAAGGGATTTAGAGGCATCCGATCAGTTCCTTCTCTGTGGAGATCGTTATAGTCAAGTTTCGCCTAAGTGTCACGCTATAAACTTACATCCAAAGAATAGATGCCTCCTGTTGAGGCGAATGATGGGCCACCAATTGACCATTCACTCTCGGCGATGTGAGCAGCCATGGCCAGAGCAACGGCAGCATCGATGTTGTCGAATTTGGAAACTTTGGTCATTCGCCAGCCTGATGGTGGAATTTCCTTAGCCCCAGCATTGAGAACGTGTTTGGTGAGTAGAGGATCGCCCCCATGTTTTATTCGACCAAGCTGGATGAGATCATAGAGGTTCATTGAGGCAGGGATCATTCTGTTGGCGTGTTGAGGGAAGTCCTCAACAGGTAAGCCCTCCCGAGAGAGTTCATCCATGATCGCGAAGAGGTGAGCCGGATCGACTACGATACGAGTGACGTTATAGTCCCGATGTAGTTCGCGGAGAATTCTTTTAAGTTCTTCAAAGTCCAGGAGGCCAGCCTCTGGATCAGCCTCGAATGACCAAGCTTTGACGTTATGGATACCATTTTCATCTCTTTGATCAAGGACAACAGCAGTTTTATCTCGGCGAGGAGCAGCATCAACGCCGATCACGCATGGCTTTTCGAGATCAATAGTTGGTTGATCAGAACATAGTTCCCAAGCTTTTTCGTTAAATGCGCGAGCATTGACCCCAGTGGTTGGAGTGAGATTGAGATGTAGCCTCTGGAATACCGGAAGAGGAAGAGCCTGGAATTGGCTTTTGAGCATGTCCTCTGTTATCCAAGAGGCAGGATTAGCTTTGCGCCAAGTTTTAGGATCAGCAGGATCATCGGTTTCCTTAGCCCCTTGCCAATAAACGAATGCCCTTGGATCTTGCGCCCAAAGTTGCCTAAGTTCATCCAAAGTTCCACCAGGATGGGCGGCGGCCGTAGTAATAGCAACGAACAGGCCCTCTTCACGACCGACCATTCCAGTGACCATGCTCTCGATCATTTCGAGGTTTTTCATAACATGGACCTCATCCCCAGAGGCAAAGCTTGGGTGAAACCCTTGGGAAGTGTCGGCATCGAATGGCAACGCGCGGAATGTTGCGCCTGTTTCAACGACTTCTATGACCGATCGATAGATTTTGGTTGATGCCCTCAATAGTGGATCAGCATTGATCATTCTTTTGGCAGTGTCGAAGATGATCGCAGCCTGTTGCCTGGTTGTTGCGAACGCGTATTGTTCCCCTCCATAAACCGGTTCGGCGTAAAGATGATAAAGATGGAGCATGGCCGTCAATTCCGATTTGCCATTCCATCTTGGTATTCCATAGAGAGCTCTTTTGATTTTCCTTTTACCTGATCGGTCGAGTTGCCCATAAGTTGGGAGGATCATGTTTTCCCATTGGAATGGTTCCAGGATGAATGGTTTTCCAGCCCATCGGTCCTTCATGTGGCGGACATGAAGTTCGGAGAACCGAGCAACTCTTTGAGCTTTGGCAAGTCCTTTTTGAGAGTATTTTTTTCGGGTCATTTTTTAGGTTTGTCGATGGCTTGGTTGAGTGTTGAGAGCAGGGACATTCCACTAATTTCCATCAGGCCCAATCGAATGCGAGCTGCCGGAGTAAGCCCAAGAGTTTCGGCATAGCGGAGCATTGTGGCGGCAGCATCTTTTTGGATCTTGATGGATTGGTTTGGCATTGGGCCATTTGGTCCTTTGACTAGAATGCCAAATTGTTGGATCTGATTAGAGGCTTGGGCATGAACATAAACAGCCACACAATAAGCCTCCAAAGCCGGGAGGAATGACGATCGCATGTTGTTAGCCCCTCCAAGATCTTGGACAATAGTTCGCCAGACATCATGAACCTCCTGGGGAATGTTACTTGATGGCGGGAATGTTTCCGGTGGAGCCTGAATTGCTATTGGTGAGATCTGCCGAGCTTTTTTGGCCTCGCCAGGTAGAGGTCGGTTTCCGGTTTTCCGAGTGGCTCTTTTAGGATCAGCAGGTCGCCCCTTAGTCATTAGTTTCACCGAACCATTGATCAGCAATTGCCCGAGCCACAACCTCCATCATTTTGGGAGGAACAGACATTCCGACAAGATACTTGCCGATCAATTCCCCTCTGGCCTCATAGTCATCAGGACACGAGCCGATACGTTTAGCCTCGCGGAATGTTAGAGATCGGCAGGTGTCCCAGTGTCGCAGAACATTGGATGCTGTGAGAGTTGGAGCAGGTTGTTGATCATTGATGCGAATGATGTTAAACCCAGAATTCCGTTTTTCCAATTCGATGGTGGCCACAGAATAAGGTCGCCCCTTAGCTGTTAGAGGCCACCATTTGAGATCGAATGGAGCCGGTGAAGTGTGAGCAATTTCGGCATCAGTAAGATCTTGGACATCGGAACAAGCTTCCCCAGCAGTGACCCATTTGGATGATGGATTGAGAGTTAGAGGTGGAAGATCTAAGTCCTCCCTAGATGCTACGAAGAACACTCTCTCCCTTTTTTGGGGGACAGAACAATCAGCAGCATTGACCAGGAACAATTGGGGACGATAACCGATCTGCCGGAGCCGTTTCATAACAGCTTGGACATAACCCCGAGCATTGCCATGGATCATGCCCTTGACGTTTTCCGCGACAATAACTTTGGGCATTAGCCTCTCAACGAGATCAAGATAGTCGAAGAATAGGTCATCGAGAACCTGGACGGCTTGCCCCTCGCGGAAGTGTTTTTCCCGACCCCAAGCTTTTTCCCTAGAACCGGCCATCGAGAATGTTGAGCAGGGAGGAGAACCATCCAAGATGTCCAGATCAAAGAGTTCGGGAGGAAGTTCCATTGTGACCAGATCTTTGATTGGAGCCTCGATGAAGAGTTTTGGTTTCAGGTTTTTTTCATAGTGCCAGCGCATTTCAGGATCGATGTCGTTAGCCCCGATGAGATCATAACCAGCCAATTTGTAGCCCATTGATGAACCACCACCACAAGAGAACGTTGAGAATACTTTTCGGCCATTCTTAGGGATGAGATCAAGATCGGACAATAGCCAGGAGGATGGGTTTTTAGCGGGCATCGAATTCGAACCCACATTCCGGACATTGATGATCAAAGTCAAAGCTATCCACATCGATCTCTTTGGTTGAGTTTTGTTGTGGTTCTGGGGAGCCTGGGAGTTCGAAACCAAGAGAGCCGGGAGTAAAGCCAAGATCGGTGAGAGCCTCTAATTGAGCAGCAAGGAGAGGTTGGTTCCATTTGGCTAGTTCGGCCGATCGATTGTCGGCGATGGCGAATGCTCTTCTTTGTTCCTCGGTCCATTGATCAGGAACGATGATGACTTGGATCTCTTCCCATCCCAGCAATTTAGCGGCTTGGAGTGTTCCATTACCAGCCAGCACGATGTTGTCGGAAGTTATGACCACAGGTTTCCTTTGACCGAATTGAGCCAAGCTCTCGGCCAGGAGATTGATGTTCCTCTTTGAGTGTGACCGAGCATTGTCGGGATCAGGGATCAGATCGATAACCGGATAAGTTTGTATTTTCATTCCTGTGAGCCTCTCGCAGATCGGTTCCAATTGTGACCACATTTTGGACAAGTGATGATTGGGTTTTTAGCTGTTTTATCGGTTTGGTTTTTTTCCGTTTCAGGATCTATGTCTGCTACCGGAACAGTTGGGAAACCGATCTCATTGATGTTCCAGCCAGCATCATTGAGATCGACAAGTTGTTTGGCCAGAACATCAGCATTCCATTCGGCTAGTTCGGCAGTTCGGTTATCAGCCAGAGCATAAGCCATGGCATCAGCATCCGACCAATCAGCCGGAGTTCTAACGACATCAATAGTTTTCCATCCAAGCCGGTGAGCAGCCGTCAAAGTGCCATTGCCAGCCAATACTTTATTGTCCTGGGTTATGACGATCGGTTTGACTTGACCAAAGTTTCGAAGTGAATTAGCTATGGCCACCAAGTTAGTTTCATCATGGAGCCTGGCATTGTTTGGATCAGGAATGAGCAGATCGATTGAGATGTTCTCAATTTGTAGCGGTTCGGTCATTGTTGCCTCTCTGTTGGGAATAGTTCATTGATTGCCGAGGTTATAGTGTCCCCAAGTTTAGAACATCGCCAGGCAAGTTCTGGCCGAGCTTGTAAGCCAAGCCGGAGCAGAGCATTGCCGATCATAGTGGCCTCCAAGATTGACCGAGCAATTTGTTCATCGACATTGGTTGAGGAGATGGTCACAGTTACAGGAGCCGGTTGATCAGGGATGGATTGGAGATCAATAGAGTTTCGCCGGCGATGAGCTTTGAGCCGGCAATTTGGGGAGGCGTATTTAGGAGCCGGACCGGTGCGGCCAGATCGGACGACCGGTTGATCACA